AATATGGCCCTGCTGGCGGATGCGGCGCAAGGTCTTGTCGCTGATGTGGAGGCGCTTAGCTGCCTCCATGGGCGTCAATAGGACCGGGCCGCTCATGCCGCGAACCTCAACTGCTTTTCCATCTGGGTCTTCTCGCGGGGAGGTATCCAGAAGGTCGGGGCGAATGGCCGACCTTGAAAGTCCGTCATGGGGGCGCGGCGCTTATCCCAGACCACCCACATATAGTCGATCTTGCCATGATCGTATGCGTTTTCGCCCAGCTGCTCGATGACGTCGCCGGGGGGCATGGAGGGCCGTTCACAGAGGATCCACACGCCGATCGGCGTCTCGTCCGTGAAAAGGCGGTAGCGGCCTTCGCTGGCGAGCCATTTCAGGGGCAGCAGGGCGCAGACCTTATGCGTGGCGATCGAGAGGGCGCGGCGGATGCACTTTTCCGCCAGACCGCGCACAAGGCGGCCATTCTGGAAAGAGAAGGGCGGGTTGAACATGATCGACAGGCCGTTCGACGCCTCCAGCAGATGGCGCTGGTCGCCGAGCAGGTCATGTTCGCCCATGAACAGCCGGTGCCCGGCGGCCCGGTCGAACAGATCCGTGCCATAGGCATTGAAGCCGCGTTCGGTCAGCGCCTCCGGGATATGCAGCTGGCCGCAGCATGGATCCAGATAGGTGACGTCCGATTCCAGGGTGATCATGTCGAGCAGGCGATGCGTCACCCATTTTTCCTCAACATACCAATCCCAAGGATGGCGGCTGCTGCCCTTCGGGCGGGAAGTGAGTTCGCCGCTCATGCCGCCAGCCTCATTTCCTGCATCGCAGCGGATCCCCACTGATCGGCCATAGCGGCGGCGATTCCGGGGAAGAAGCGCGACCGTTCTTGAGCCTGCTTTGCGTTGCCGGGCATCCTGTGGACCCGCGACCAACGCTTGTGTTCGTCCGACCCGCGCGCTGGTGGTGTAAGGCGATCTGTGTCGATCAGCGGAGGCAGGTTTTTGAGCCACAGACAGGTGCGCTTAAATTCGGGGTGGCCGAACTGCCAAGGTTGAACGGATTGGCTGAATTCCTGATAATTCACTATCCGCTGCTTTGCATGACGGTGCATCACCGGATTTTCGACCGCGATCCGCTCGATCGGTGCATTCCAAAAATCGGAGAAGAGGGACGCACCTTCGTCCAGTTCGGCCCACATGTCGGCCATCGTGCGGCCCGGCGGCGGCGAAGAAAGCCAGCGGACCCCGCTGTTGCAAAGCCGGGTGCAAGGCGGGTGAGCAACGATCAGAAGATCCCAGCCATCGCCGAGATAATCGCGCGCATCGCCGGTGATGTGGCGGTTGCTGCGGTTTTCATCAGGAAGAAGATCGCACGACCAGGCATCGTATCCGCGAGCCAAAAAGGCATCGCGGACCGTGCCCGAAAATTCACATGCGACCAGAATGCGCGGCGTCATCATTGCTGCGCCTCCATCCCGTCGCGAAGCGAGCGCAGGGCGTGCTGGTAGTTCTGGAATCCTGCATCGCGGGCAACGCGCTCCAACGCGTCGGCGTGCTTGATGCCCTGTTCTTTTTTCAGGCGCTTGGCGGCCCGTTTCAGGCCGTCGATCGTGGTGAACTGCGTCATGCAGCGTTCCTTTGTTCGATGGTGGCGGCGCGGAGATCGAGGGCGGGCAGCGCCCAGACGTGGACGTAAAGATGCGCCCAGCGCCAAATGAGGTAGAGGTGCCGATAGACGGGCAGATGATCGCGATCGGCGGCCTTATCGAGCGCGCGGCGCGCGGTGGCGACGATGGCAAGCCAGCCTTCCCGATCAGTGGGATTGGGTGGTCGGCCTTCGCCGGTCAGTTCCTCGCGCTCCAGCGTCGGGATCCCCAGCTTGCGAGCGATCAGCACGGCCATGATGTGCCATTGCGCCATGTCGGCGTTGCGGGCTTCGGTCAGACGCCAGCGTTTATCGCCGTTGCCTGCCTTGCGGATCTCTTCCGCCCATCCCGCTTCCCGGCGCTTGCACTCCGACACGATGGCGTCCCAATGGGCATCCGTCGTGATGGCCCATGGGGCGGCGGTCATGGCTGCACCGCCCTGCGCCCCGCGTCCGTGATGGAATAGGTCGCATAATAGCCGTCGGGGGTCTTGGCATGATCAACATAGCCCCAGCGTTCGAGGCGGCGGAGCATGTTGCGGACCTGCGGCAAGCACCGGCGGCCAGAGATATATCCGCAGGCGCGGGCGATCTCCCATGTCATGCCCTTTGCTCTGTCGGCCAACAAACTCAAGGCAGTATGCTCTTGCAGCGACAGCTTGCGCGACTGGTCCGCTTGGGGCGGATGCATCGTCGTCATGTAGTCCGTCATGCGATCATGCTGGGCCTGCGCCATGCTGCTGGCGCAGTCAGGGCAGCGGACGAAGGGAGCGCCGGAACAATCCATGGCGATCAAGGCCCAGCCCTTCGGCACGTCGGCGGTCTGGCTGTTGTGCTGGCGGCCGCAATCGGCGCAGATGAAGATGACGGCGGACTGAGCGCGGGCGATTTTCTGGTGAGCGGTCAACGGCGTTCTTCCTGAATGGAGGCCACGAAACGGGCGATGATGAAGGGGATGGCGCAGACGACAGCGACCAAGAAAAGCGCGCGGGTGACGCCCTTGATCGCCAGTTCGAGGCGGCGGCTGCGGCGGCCAGCGGTGCCGCAGGAAGCGCAGCGGCAACCGATGGGATGGATGGCGGGGGTGGACCGGCGCATGGTCATTCGATCCCCAGCGCGGTCTTGTAGGTTTCGAAGATCGCCTCTTCTTCGAGCAGGGCGTTCCGGTCTTTCTTCCGGCGTGCGATGATGTCCCGCATGGCCTTTTTGCTGTAGCCGTTGGCCTTCGCCTCCTGATAGACGTCGTTCCGATCTTCGATCCCGGCGAGGATTTCGGCGTCGATGCTCTCGATCCGCTCGATAAACTGGCGCAGATGCTGCGCGGCGGCGTCGGGATTGGCCTTGATCGGATCGGGGATGATCCGCTTTTTCTTGCCTTTGCGGACCGGCGCGGTGTCGTTGGCCGGAACCAGCTTGTGGACGAAGCCGCCCTTGCCATCGGGCACGGATGCCATGCGCATTGCGGGCGCGGGGGTATCTACAGTCTGAGCCTGCATGATTGCCTTCCTGTTTATGCGGTGGGGGTTGTGCTGGGGCGTGCGAAAACCCAGCAGTTGACGGTCTTGCCGGTGCGGGAATTGACCGGCTTGTGAGCGAGGAATTTCCGGGCCTTGCTGGATTTCAGCAGCCGCTTGAGTTCATTCATCGGGGGGAGCGACAGGCGCAGATCGCCGCATTTCTGCTCGAACTGCACAAGGTTGATCGCGAAGACGTCGTTGGTGCGGCTGTGATCAATGGGCCGATCCGTCGTGTCGGATTCCTGTGCCGCGATCCAATCGAACCGCTCCCAGAACAGTTCGACATGGGGATGATCATGTTCGACCAGGCGCTGCCGCTCGGTCAGCATTTCGCGGATGAAATCATGGGTGGCATCAGCCGCGGATCTGGGCACGTTGCGCACCACGATCTGCATGGCGTCGAACATGGCGGCCAGCTGGGCATGGTTCTTCGCCAAGCGGTCGTTGCGGACGCCGGGCTGCTTGAGCATCGCCTCGTAATGCTGGGCGAACCGCTCCCGATAGCATTGCAGGATTTCCGCCTCTTTGCGGACGATATGGACGATGAACCCCGACACGTCGTCGCGCTCGAACCGGCTGATTTTTTCCGCTGCGGTGCGGGTGTGCGGTCCCCAGCCCGTCTTGTCGATCGTCAGACCCATGATGCGCTCGCGCATCGCCGGGGACGCCTCGACCGGGTCATTCTGCACGATGGCGATGGCACCCCGGAAAGGCGGTTCAAAGGTTTCCATGCCGCCGTTGGCGATGGCGCGGGTACGGACCGCGCGCCCGTTATAGGCGGTTTTCAGTTCGTCCCATTCAAACCGGCGGCTATGGGGAGTGTCCTGCGTCCGGTCGCCCTCGATCAACACCACGGGCAGGTTTCCGACCTGCCCCAGCGTGCGGGCGATACCGGCGTTGGTGGCCTTGGTCGGGTCGAAGCCCTCATAATTGCCGACACGGCCCATCAGCTTCCAGCAGAAGGCGATAGCCGTGGTCTTGCCGGTGCCGGGAGGCCCGGTGACTTCAAGGAAGCCCAGCGATTCCTGCGTGGCGCGGATCTGCTCGGCGAACAGCGACAGAACCCAGAAGGACAGGATGACGTAAGCCTTCGCCCCCCAAGCCTCATACATCGGCTGCACCCAATCGAGATTGAGCCGGTCCGCGTCATAATTGATTTTCAGCAGCCGGTCCGCAGTGCGCAGCTTCACTGCCTTGCGGGAAAAGACGAAATAGTCGTCGGCGTTGACCTTCTCGACCTTGCCGTTGCTGACGCCGATGTCGCCCAGCAGATAGGCTTCATGGTCGATGGAATAGCCGGTGAACTGGATCGCCTCGACCATGCGGATGCTGGCCCATTGGCGCTGCATCAGCTTGTCCAGATGCCCGGTCGCGCCGGTCCACTGCGCGCCGGGGGCGACCGATGACAGGCGCTTTTTGAACTCGGCACCGGCGGACAGGTTCGCGCCGGAAAAGGTGGCCTTCACCGCATCGCGGCGCGGCTGTCCCTTGATCCGGGGGAAGTCGATGCGCAGGAAATATGCGCCTTCCTCCAGATAGGCGTCCTTCTGGAAATACAGGGTGCGGAAGGTGCAATTCGCCAGTTCGGTGATGTCGGCGGCCTGACGGGCGGCCTTTTCCCATTGCTCCTCATAGGGCAGCTTCTGGATCGACGGGTCAGTCTCGCGCAGCCCTTCAAGGATGCTCTCGATCCGCTCCAGCGAGAAGGACGCCCACAGCTGTCGCTGGTTGAAGATCAGGGGGAAAGAGGCGGTCTTGAACCGCTTGTAGATCAGGAACGCCTTTTCGTCGGCGGTGGCGGCGATCGTGACGTCGCCCGCCCACAGATATTCCTCAATGTGCTGGGCCTTGAGCCGATCGGCTTGGTGCAGATCGTTCCAATCCCGCTTTTCGCCCTCGCCATCGACACGGACCTGCGCCGCACCCGCCATCCAGCCAGCCTTGCGGGCTTCGGCGACATGCGAGATTGCATATTCGACACCGGCGGCCCCCTGATCATAGGCAAAGATCAGGCGCGGCCCGGCCCCGGCTTCGGGATCGTCGCCGATGGCTTTGCGGAGATCGGCGAGAAACTGCTTGGGGAAATTGTTGCAGGACATGGCCGACACCGCGACAATGCCATTCTGCCGCAGGGCGATGGCGTCGAAGATGCCTTCCGCGATCCAGATTTCCCGCGAGCGGGCCAGCGTTTCGACGGTATCGCCAGGATAGGTCCAGACCAGCCCGCGATAGCCGCCACCATAGGAAAAGGTGGCCTTCTTGTCGCCGAAGCGGTGGGCCTGATCTATCAGCCGCTGCCAATAGCCGCCGCCGGGCATCGGGAATCGCACGGTCGCGGAACCGATGTTCAGTTCCTGATCGTGATAGCGTTCCTGCGTATAGGCGCCCTTGAGCGGGGCGATGTCGAGGCCGCGCGCGGCGATCAGATAGGCGTCTGCGGCAGCGTTCGGATTTTGCGGCGACTGCTTATACCGCTTCGACCAGTCGTCGAAAATTTCAGGGTAGAGCTTCTTGGTTTCGCCTTCCCAACCGCATTTATCTACGCGACCGCAGCGGAGGATCCATGGGTGCCCGGCTGGCGTCCAAAGGGATTTCTTGCCCTCCTTACATTGGGGGCATTTACCCTCGCGCAGAAAGTCGCCGTTCTCGCGGAGATTATAGTCTTTGATCAGGCGGGCTGTGACTTCGCGGAGTATGTCTTCACGCATGGGGGCGGGTTCTCAGGCAATAAGGGGCCGATCCCGGCGGCGGGGTCCGCCGGGCTTGGTTTCGTTCGTCAGGGAAGCGCGGGCGCGGCCCGCCGGGTCAGTCGGCTACAGCGGCGGCAGCGGGTTCATGGTCCGGTCCGTCATCGTTGGCTGCGGCGCGGTCGTTGGCCGCCGCGTGCCATGTGGTGAGGGGAAGCACCGCGAGCGGCGTGGGAAAGCGGCTCGCCTTCGTGGCGCGCACCGCGACCATTTCGACCACGAATTCGTGGCCGCAGGCGTCAGGATTGCGGCAGCGATAATAAAGCTCTCGATAGAGCGTGCTGTTCTTTCCAACGGCCCGAGAATGGGCACGGCCCCCGCAGGCCGGACAAGTGACGTGAGGCAGTCCCGCCATCAGCTTTCCCCCAATAACCACTGCGCGGCACCATTGCCGGGCAGGAATGATTTGAGACGGGTCAGCAGCCGGTTCATGGCCCCGCTGGCTTCCTCAGTCTCTTTGATGGCGTGATAGATCTCGGTGGGCGTCGAGCCGGGCAGCGTCACATGGATGCTGCTGCTGATCGCGTCCGCCGTTTCCTGCGTTGCCTGAGCGATGTCGTCGGCCAGCGCCTCGCGGCAAGCCAGCGTATCGAGCAGCGATATGTCCATCTGGCGGGCGTAGGATTCGAGGATCGGGGCGAAGCCGCCGCCCGCTGCCATGAACGCCTTGTCTAGCGCCATTGCCTGATTCAGCGTCGGCAGTCCGCCCTGATCGCTCTCGCTCCAGTAGCGGACAGCGCGCTTCGACCGCCGCGTGATCTTCGCGGCCTGATCCCAGCCAATCACGCCGACAGCCGTGGTGATGGCGAGGGAAAAGGAGAGAGGGGCGCGGACCTTCGTCATTTGCGCTCCCCGTCCTTGCAATCGCATGGCCCCGGCGAGGCAGCGAAGAAAGCAATGCAATCCGCCTCATGGGTGATGGCTGCGAACGCTGCATCTTTCGGGAAAAGGTCGGCCACCGCCGCAGGTTCGCTGGGGTGCAGGACGGACTGGATAAAATCGTGCAGCGTTTCGGCAGGGCCGAACCACGCCACGTCGTCGCACACCTTCCCGTCCATGACGGCGGCGTCGATGCGCTCCAGCGCCTCGCGGTAGCGAAGGGCAGATGATTCCTCTCCAAGACGTGTCATGCGGCGGACCTTTCCGCTGCAAACATCCCGAACTGGATGTTGCCGGTTCGAGCATCCAACCATGAACGATGCGCCTCAGCGACAGCACCGCTACCGGGGAAAAGATCTACAAGCTCATCTTCTGGCTCTATGTTGAGCCAGTCGAATATCCACCAGCAGACGGCATGAGGCTTGGCGCCCGGAAATCCTTTCCTCATGGCGATGGGTTCCGACACCGCAGGGGCCTCAACAAAATCCCGGATTGTCGGCTGCGTGGTTGGTATCGGCCTTCCACCACGAATTATGATCGGTTCCCAGCACCAAGCCCGCGTCACATGCTTTTTGAAGGCAGCGAATGGCTTGACCCAAGCCGCAACCCTGACATCGGCGGGACACATATTCAGTATCGTGCGCAGCGAAGGTTCATTGAGCGACAGCGCCCAACCATCGGGAAACTCATCGCACAAGCGATCAATCAGCGCCTGATGCCATTCAGGCCGATCACAATCGGCTGCATTTTCATGGAGAGCGCCATAATGCTTTTTGCCCTGCCCTAAATACGGGGGATCTGCATAAGCGAACCGCATCACGCTCCTGCTCTCCCCACCGCGCACATGGCGAAGATCGTAGCACCGCTCATGAGAAGAAAGACGGCGAGGCTGTACCACTGCGGAAGCTGGGGAGCCGGGGCCGGTTCGTCGCGGAGAGCGGTAAGTTCTTCCGGCACCGTGAAGGTGTGGCGGGCGACAAATTGCCCGCGCAGGCGATATTCGCGGCGGCTCATGCTGCGGCTCCAGTCTTCAAGCGCCAAGCGCCGAGAAGGTAGCGGACAGCCGCCCAGCAGCCGTTCGCATAGGCGGCGACGGCACCGCTGAAATGGTCATTTTCGTCGTCCCATGCGACGATCCGTGTAGGCTCGCCCCATTCATCAGGGACGCCCAGCTGCGGAAAGATCGAGGCGACCAGCCCGACAGTGATATGGCTGGATGAGGTGTGGTTCGCCGGGAACCGGGGATGATTGATCGCGGAAATATTCATGCCGCCACCTGCATCATACGGCCAGCGGCGATGGCGCGACGGGCGGAAATGGTGAGTTCGACAGGCTGTCCCTTGCGGACGTTGCCGTGGCGATATTGGGCGGTGATGGCGCGGAATATGTCCCGGCGCGTATGGCGCAGACGAGATTCGAGTTCCGCGACGGTCATGGGGCGACCGGCGTCGAACAGGGCATTGAGCAGCCCGAACTCAACATAGTCGGCATGGGTCAGAGAAGCATAATCGACCTGCGCGAAAGACTTGCCGCAATTCTGCGGTTTGATGGTGATGACAGGCATCAGTGCACATCCTTTCGTTGCGTTTTCGGCTTCCGATGGCAAGCGACGGCGACGGGCGGCGTCGGTATGACGTTCCCACAATCTTCGCCGGGGTTTGATTGCCCGGTAGCCAAGGAAACGGGGTAAATGTCGGGACGAAGCAAATGCTTTGAAACTCCAGTTTCAGCTTCGACCTTCAATGCAAACTCGGCGGGCAAGCGCTTCCCAGATTGGAGCCATTTCCATACGGCAGTCTGAGAAACACCGCATATGCGGGCAAGCGCCGACTGCGATCCCGCCCGCAGAACGGCGGCCTTAAGCGCTTCAAATGGGGTGGCTTCTTCGCTCATAGGCTTTCACCTACAACCGAAGTTACAATCTCGTCAACACGATAATTTCATTTGTTTCTACATCTAGGGTTGTAGGGTGCGCCAATGTTGATCCCAGACCGTCTCGTCTCGCGCATGGAGCAATGCGGGGAGACCCAATCCAGCCTTGCGCGCAAGGTCGGGGTCTCCCCGCAAATGATAGGGAAGCTGGCGCGGGGCGACGGAGGTTCCAGCACCAAGCTGCACCTCATTGCCCAGCATTTACGCACGACGCCCGCCTATCTGACGGGGCAGGTCGAGGATCCCGAAGAAGGCGCGTTCATTCCGCCGACGCCGGAGGAAATCGCCGAGCAGATGGGGCTGGTGAAAGTCGAGGAAGTCGATCTGGCGATCGGTATGGGTGCGACCTATCTGGACGAAGCGGCCATTGCTACCGTCGAGCGCTGGATTCCTGCGGATTGGGTGCAGCAATTCACTGACGCCCCCGCCTCTTTTCTGACCATCGCCCGGCCTGTTGGCGACAGCATGTATCCGACGATCAATGATCGCGACATCATCCTGATCGACAGGTCGAAGCGATCCATCGACCGGCAAGAAGCCATATGGGTTCTGGTTTATGGCGGGCTGGGCACGATCAAGCGGGTCCGCGCCATGCCCGATGGCACCTATAAGTTGATGGGCGACAATCCCCAGGTGCGAGAAGAAACGGCGGCGGACGGCGAAATGTTCGTGATTGGCCGCGTGGCTGGTGTAATCAGGCGCACCTAACAGTCTGGTTACAGGGGAAATTGATGACCGAAGAGAAGAAGAAATCGAAGTTCGGGCGAGGCTGCCTGATCGTTCTGGGTATATTTGTCATTCTCGTGGTGATCGGTGCGATTGCCGGTGGTGATGGTGCAAAGGAAGGCAAGAAAGAAGCGGCACCTGCCGCCGAATCAAAGCCTGCTCGTGCGGTAACAGCCCGTGAAATCGCCAAGGCCTATGATGCCAATGAAGCTGCGGCGCAGAAGGAATATGGCGGGCAGAAGCTGGCAGTCACGGGCACCGTGGCTGGTGTCGATCTGGGCCTGATGGATGAACCGATCATCAAGCTGGAAGGCATCAATCAGTTTATGCCGGTGCAGGCATCGTTCGACAAAAGCTTTACAGATCGCTCCGCCCAACTGGCGAAGGGACAGAAAGTCACCGTGACATGCGAAAAGCTGGGTGAAGTTGCAGGCTTTGCCATGCTGGACGATTGCACGATGTAACGCGCCCTTATCGCATCTGGTGAACCGGCGCTCAGAGGGATATGATGGCACCATGCCTGATGAGCCGCCGGTCATTTTCGATGACGATAACCCGGAGTGGACCGTGGAAGATTTTGCGCGGGCGAAGCGCGGGGACGACATTCCCGCGCCATTGCGTGAAGCCTTCCCCAAGCTGGCGTCCGGCGTGAACCAATCGCGTGGCCGGTCAGGCAGATAGCAGCGGCACCGCCTCTGCGATGTGGAATATCCAGCAGTTGACCGTCTTGTCCAACAGGCCGCTATTGACGGGCTGTTGTTTGACGAAGCGAGGCTGCTCATTCAGTTTCAGCGCGTCCTTCATCAAGCGATCAATGGCGACTGCGATACCTTCGCTTTTGAAATGGGCCTCGACTTCCTTCATCGACAGGGCGAGCAGATCGCCGCGGCGACTGTGATTGATGGCAATGCCCTTCGCCTTCAATATTTCGATGCCGTTCCAAAAGGTGCGGACAATATCGGGCTGGGTCGGAGCATCGTGCCCCAGCTGGTCGAGCGCCGGAGTGTCGATGCCCAAAGTGGCGCAGTCCTGTTCCAGCAATTGATGGATCAGGCGGCGATAGGCCGGGTGCGATTCCCGGATCAATAGGCGCGCATAGCGCTCCACGCCGCGCTTCGCCTCTGACCGCTCCGACAGGCCAAGGCGGGCGAATGACGGATTGGTGGCATAGCCCTTGGTCCAATAATCATGGAGAACCTGATAGCCTTCAACCTGCATCCCCTCCACGATCGGGCGGGCGCGTTCGTTGATGGTGTTCAGGTTCAGCTTGAACAACCAGCCATGCCACATCCGCAAAGGCAGGCAGAGGACTTCGCGCCTGTGCGGTGGTTCCGTTGTCAAATTGACAACGGAACTCGACAGAATTGGGTCTTTCGTGATGCGCCGATACTCATTCGACCAGTCCAGCCCCAGAGCCTCAACGCAGGGGCGCATAGCGACATAGACTTCACCGTCTACCGTCATGGTCAGCAGATCGCTTCCGGCCACCGGCACTACTGCGTATCGGACGGCTGCATTCTTCTTCGCTTCGTCGCTCATTGCAGGCTTTCCCCCCGTTCGATCAACACCCGGCGCGTAGCGGCAGGGTCGCCTGCGGCGCAAGCGCGGGCGAGGATAGTGGCGACACCGACCAGTGCGGAGGTTTCCATCATGGTCATACGGTCGGACAGGGTGGAGGCGAGCCGGATCAGTTCGGGCACCATGTCGGTCAGGGTGATTTCCGGCGGCGCGGTCGATGCCAGCTGCACCATCATCAGGCGCACTTCATCTTCGGTCAGTTTCCGGGGGTTCATCATGTTCGTTCTCTCAGATTGGAAAGCCGTGGTAAATTTCACCACGGAACTCAGGCGAAGTGTAACTGCGACTCATAGGCTTCATGCGCATTAACGGGGCCACGGCTCTGATCGACGCCATAGAGCGGGCGCATTTTCATGCAGCCATCGTCCTCGCCTAGATCGAGCGGGTCGCCTGCGAGTTCGTCTTCTTCCATGTCGGGATCGCCGTCCAACTGGTCGAGCAGGTCAATCAACGCCTCGATCTGCTGTTCGACCGCCTTCCGATCGAGCGATGACAGCCCAAGAGAGATGGTGCGCGGCTGGAATGCCGTGCTAGGTATGATTGCAGCCATAATCGTCTCCGTAACGATGGTGGTTAGGAGCGGCGCGAGGGGTAGTGACCCTTGCGCCGTTCTGCTTACTGTCATTACAGTCACCATTGCGCACTGTCAATACATGGCATATAAAGCGCACATGGATGACGCTACAAAAGACCGCGCGTTTCAGATGCGCGTATCACCGCAATGGCTCGCTAAGATTGATGAATGGCGTCGGTTGCAGCCGGACTTGCCGCCTCGCGCCGAAGCAATCCGCCGCCTTGTCGAAAAGGGGCTGGAGCGGCCATGAAGGACATGAGTAGCGTTCGGGCGAATGAGAAAATCAAGCGCGGCTCCACTCTGGTCGGCAATGGCGGCCTGACATTGCTGGGCGCTGGTCTGGCACGGCTTTTTCTGGCCGCGACGGACCTGACGGCGGCCATATGGATTTTGTTAGGCGTGGCCCTTATATTCGTGGCCGTGCAGATGAACGATCTGATTGATTCGGAGGACGAGATATGACGCTGGCAGAAATGGCTCCAGCCATTACGGCGGTCGTCGTCACTGGCGGCCTCTACCTTTATCTGTGGAACGAGCGGCGCAAGGCGCGGAACAGCCACCGGCCTATTCACCCCGCTGAATGAGCGCATTGCTGACCGTCAGGGCGCTGTCTCCATTTTCAAATCCGTGGTGAAGCCGCCTGCTTTGTCGAGCCGGTGCGTCACCTCCGAAATCAGCCATGTGGTCGCGTCGATCTCATCCTTATAGCCGCTGACCTTCGCGCGGGCTTCGGGAATGGCGTCGGCGCGGCCAAGAGCCAGCTTCATGTCCAGCGTGGCCGGGGCGCGCTTGAGACGGTCCCGTTCCGCGACAGCGGCGCGCTTCGCGGATGCCTCATCAGGATAGACCTTCCGCAGCTTTTTCGCGCCGTCTTCCTTGCCCACGGTGAAGGTTTTGCGCTTCGCGCCCTTCTTGTCATGCCAGCTGGCCGTGACGCCTTCCTGACCGTCCCGCTTCTGCCGCTGCCAGTTGTGGCGGTCGCCATCGGTGCGGCGAATCGTCAGGGTCGGCATGGCCTTGCCGCTGGTCGTGGTGCCTGCGCCCTTTCGCGCGAAGATCAAATGCTTGTCCTTGATCGTCGCCACCGCGTCATTCTCGCGGCCAAGGCGGCGCAGGAAGGCGATGTCGCTTTCCCGGCTCTGGCTGATCGATGGGAGCGCGATCGAGGACAGGTCCGACGCAATTTTCAGGGTCAGGCCATTCCGGCCAGCGACGTCTTTCAGCACCGCGCCCAGCGTCGTGTTCTTCCAGCTCTGCTCGCGGCGGTTGCGGATCTGGCTGGTGAAGTCGGCGGCCCGCGCCTTTATCGTGATCTGATCGGGCGGGCCGCTGTGCGAGACATCGTCCACCTTGAAACTGCCCTTGTCGATCAGCCCGGCGGTCACGTCGCGGCCCTGTTTCCAGCCCAGCTGCACTTTCAGCACCGCGCCTTCCTTCGGGATCCCCAACATGCCGTCGGTATCGTTCAGCACAATGTCCAGCTGATCGGCTTCGTCGCCGCGCTTTTCCGACAGGGAGAGGGAGACGAGGCGCGGGCGCAGCCGGTCCGATAGATCCGTGCCGTCCAGCGTCACGCGCCAGTCCGCGATATTGTTGATCTTCTCGCTCATGCCGATGCCTGGGCATTATTGGCCGCCGCCGGATCATCCACGCGCAGCAGGTCTATGCCGAAGTCGATGCGACGGGCGCGGCCATCGGACATCATGAAGGCATGCCGCTCATCAAGCGCGGTAATGACGAAATTGCCATAGACGGTCCCGCTGCCATCGACCAGCGGCAGCGCCTCGCCATCGTCCGCCATGGTGCGCAGATCATCGAGCGAAACGCGCCCGTCCGCGATCTCCGCATAGACCGCGCCTGACAGGCTGATCGTTTCATCGCCGGGGCCGACATATTGCGTCGCGTCCCGCGCGCCGATGCGCGGGCTTTTCGCATGTTGCCAGTCCGTTTTCCGCTGCATCTCATCATAGGCCAGCGTCCCGATCTCGAACAGGAACATGCCCAGAGCCATCAAGTGCATCTTACGTCCCCCTGTCAGTCGTCGCCAAAGCCGCGCCCGCGCCGCTCGCGCTCGATCTGCTCGATCGCTTCGCGGACCTGTTCGGCAATGTCCTGCGCGTTCCCGCCATTGGCGTTGATGGTGATATTGTAGGTCGCCTGCTGGACTGGCGCGGATGCCGCCCCCGCCGCACCCGATGCGCTGCCGGGGACTTGAGCAGCCAAGGGTGAGGCCGTGGCAATCGCCATGCCCCCCGCGCCCACCGCTAGCGCGCGGGTCATCTGGCCCGACAGATCGGTGATGCGCGCGAGCGGGCCGGATGCGTTGGCGGCAATCCCCTGATCCAGACCGGCCATGACATGGCCGCCGATTTGAGCAAAAACACGACTTGGCGAGTGAATGTCGAGGATCTTCTTAACCCAATCGGGTAACGACCTAGCCGCACTGACAATGGTATCCTTGAGCGCGCCGAGCCGCCCGGTAATGCCGTTGATCAGCCCTTGGATCATGTAGCTGCCTATCTGAGACAGTCGGGCAGGCACGGAAAAGCCGAGCCAGTTCAGCAGCGCGGCGATGCCGCCATAGAGCAGGCCCATGGGCGAGAAATTGACAAGGAATGCGGTGATTCCAGCGATGCCGCCCGAAAAATAGCCGGTGATCTCCGCCCATACGCCGCCCAGCCAAGCGGAGATTGCGCCCCATTTGGAGTAGATCAGATAGGCCCCTGCCGCCAAAGCGCCGATGCCGATGACGACGCCCGCAGCAATGCCGATCAGCGGCAGCAAGCCGATGCCGAGCAGGGTCGCCGCAGCAGATAGCGCGGCGAACGGCGCAACAAGAGCGGCCAGCACAATAGCGCCGCCGCCCACGACGATGAACAGCGCGGCCAAAACCCCGGCAGCGACGGCGGCGGCCCGCGTCAGGTTCGGGTGACGCTTCGCCACGGCGGCTATGCTTGCGCCCCATTTCGAGAAGCGATCTGAGATAGATCCAACCATCGGCAGCAGTTGGTCGCCGACGGTCAGGGCCAGATCCTTCGCTTGGATCTGCAAACGCTTCACCTTCTCGGCGTCATCGCCCATGCGATCGGCAAAATCTTTGTTTACCGTGCCGCTGGCGCTCAAGGCTTCCGTTCGGATCGACTGATATTCTTTCATATTCGCCATCAGCGGGCGCAGAGCCTGCTGGACCTGCATGTCACCGAACAGGCTGGAGAGTTTGGCCTGATCGCCGCCAGTGGCCTGCTGGGTCAGGCGCACGATTTCCTCGATCGGGCTGCGCCCTTCCTTGGCCGCCTTCTTCATCGCAGCAGGGACGTCGATACCGAATTTCTTGAAATTCTTGGCCGTGTCGCCCGCATTGATCTTTGACAGGAGATTGTTGAGGTTGTTCGCGGCCTCTTCGGCGCTGCCTGCGCCCTTCCGGGTGATTTGAAGCGCCGCCGTCAAGTCGCCAACCGCCTGCAAGCCGGTCGATCCCAAGCCCTGCATATTCGCGGTCAGCGTGGGGAAACTCTTGGACATATCCCTGAGTTCGAAAGCCCCACGCTTTCCGCCCGCAGCCATAATATCGAGAGCGCGACTTGCCTGTTCGAAAGGCACCTTCAGGTTGTCCGTTACGGCCCAAGACGTCGCGCTGAGATCTTCGATTTCCGCTTTATATGCCGTGGCCGCCTTCCCGATGCCTCCCAGCATCCCTTTGGCCTGCGACGCCGACGCGCCAAAGCCGGTCAGAATATCCATGCCCTTCTGGAGATTGTCGGGCAGCTGGTTGGAATCGAGCGCCATCTTGCGCAGTTCGAGGCCCATCAGGCGGCCCGCCTCGCGGCTCTGGTTCACCTTCTGGTTGATGTCGGTCATGACCGACTGGAATTCCATGGAGCCTTCCACGGCGACCGTCAGCGGGGCCGCGATTGCCATTCCGGTGCCGATCGACGCCATGCCGCCCGCCGCGAGGCCCGTTGCCGTGCCCTGCAATTGCGAGAATTTGCCCTGCGCCTCCGAAAAGCGCCGCGCCCGATCCGTCACTTGCTGGAGCCGCCGCTCCTGCGCGCGCAGATGATCGGTGGTTTCCGCCACTTCCGACCGCAGCCGCCGTTCCCCGGCGACAAGATCCCGCGTCGAGACGCCCGCAGCCGAGAGACGGCCCCTCAGTTCCTGCAATCGGGCGGACTGCTGCTGATGCTGGGTCGAGAGGTTCGCCGATTCCCGGCGTGCCCGCTCAAATTCGGTGCGCAGCTTCTTCGTCGGATTTTCCGTCTGCGCCAGTTCCCGGCCCAAGCGCGCGGTCCGCGCCTGCGCTTCCGCCATTTTCCGCTCAGTTTCGGATAGGCCGGTTTTCATCTGACGGAAATCGCCGATGGACGCCTGCGCCGCCTCCAGATCCTTGAGCCGGTCGCGGGTCGCTTTCAGTGCCTGGGCGAGCCGCCCGCTACCGGCGGCAGCTTCGCGCATCGGGCGGGTCAGCCGGTCCGCACCTTCCATCAGCACGCGAATTCGAAGGTTTCTGTCGGACATCAGCGTTTCCTGCGTTTTCCGGTGCTTTCAGGGGGACGGGAGCGCAATTCGGCCAGCACCCGCCAAGCCATCAATTCAGCAAGGGTCATGCTGTCCATGGCGGGTGGCGGCCAGTGGAACACGACCGCCAGATCCGCCATGACTTCCTCTACCCGTTCGGGGAGAGAGCCGCTTTGGCGGCCTTCGGCAGCAAAAAATCCATGACCTCGCTGCCCAGCTGGATCAGGTCGGACGGATCGAGTGCCGCGACTTCCGGCTTGGTGAGCGGCGGAATCGTGATGCGCGGCAGCAGGGTTTCCAGCGCGCCATAATCGAGATTGAGCAGCGCCGAGAGCGACAGGCCGCGCAATTCGCCGCCATGGGGCTTGCGGACCTGCACGGTGTCGATGGTCTGCTCGCCGCGCGCGATCGGCGCGTCGAGGGCAACAGAGCGGAGTTCGGCTTCGTTCATGATCGTTTCCAAAGGTCAAAGGGAGATAGGGCGGCCCGGCGGTAAGGCCGGGCCGGTTGAGATCAGAACATGCCGATCGAGGAGCGAAGTTCGGCGCTGCGGTCCACGCCGCCCACGATCTCGACCATGTTGATCGGGTCGATCTCGATTTCCGTGCGCCCGTTCCAGACCAGCTTATAATAGGCCAGTGCCATGGTGATCTTCGATTCCCCGACCTCGCCCACTTCTTGATCGCCCATTTCGATCTCGGAATAGCGACCGCGCACGATGACCTCGATCGTATCGACCGCGCTGCTGTCATCCGACTGGTAGGAGCCGGAAAAGCGGAGATAGACGCCGTCCACGGTGGGCGTGCCCCACTGGCGCAGGACGTCGCGGACCGGACCGCCGAAGGTGGCAGTCAGTTCCATCGCCTCCATGCCCATGTCGATCTGGACCGGGCCGCCCATGCCGCCGCCGCGATATTCCTCCATCTTGCGGGTCAGGGTCGGAAGGGTGACGGTCTTGGCCTCGCCGCCATAGGCGAAGCCTTCGTTAAAGAAATTCATGTTCTTGAGGATGCGGGGCAGTCCCATCGCTGGCTCCTATGTGATGAAGGGATGAAGGGGGCGGGATCAGGCCGTTTCGGCCAGCTGGCTCGCGAAGTCCGCGAGATAGCTGTCCGTGATGCGCTGGTTGAAACCCAGATCTTCCAGCGGCGGCGGCACGGTGTAATCATAGTCGATGCGCAGCTTGCCCGCCTTGAGGCTGGCGAGGCTGTTGTTCGCTTCATCGAACCTTGCATTGAAGCCGAGGACGATGCCCTGCGCCTTCAACTGGCGGCCAAAGCCGTTGATTGTTTCGATGATGTCTTTCGCCAGCGCCGGGGTCAGGGGCTTGTCGATGGCCCAAAGCATCCCGTTGACCACGGTGTCGGCCAGCAGCTGCGCGACGCGCGTGGTGCTTTCGAAGGCGAACAGGCTTTCCGCCTCCGCCGTGGTCCGGTTGCCCCAGAAGCGATAGCCGGTGTCGGTGCGGACCAGTGCGGTCACTTCCGCCGCATTGAGCAGCCCCGCTTCGCTCCCCGCATCCTCAATATCCCAATGAATATCTTTGGTGAGGCCGACGACGCCCTGCACCGCGATATTGGACAGGGTCTTGTGAGGCCCAACGGTTTCATCGATCAGCGCGCGCATACCCATGGCGCGGGCGGCGGCGTAGCTGGTAACATTGGCGCTGGTAGCCGTATCCCATGCAAGGAAGTCGGGCATCAGCAGCATGAGTTCGCGGGCGCTGAAATTGGCGCGATACAGCGTCGCGGCGGCAACGGTTTCGCCGATCGCACGGGCGTAGGCAAAGCCGCGCAGCTTCTGCGCCACGACAGCCAGCGCCGCCGTTACCGCCTGCGTTTCAAGACCCGGCGTGCCGAGGATCTTCGGCTTGACGCCCAGCTGCGCCTGCGCGGCCAGCAGCGCCTGCATCCCGGTCTTCTGGCCCGTCCCGTCCGTGGTGCCGATAACATTGGTGGCGGTTTCGGCAGCATCCTCGCCTTCCGCGATGCGGACGACGACAATGACGGGACGGGTCTGATCAGCGATGGCGCGCAGGGACTTGGCCAGCGTGCCCATTACGCCCGCCTTGCCGATGGCAGCTTCCACGTCCGTTACCAGCGCAGGGCGATTGAGCGGGAAGACGTCGGCGTCAGCATCCGACGCGGTGGCGACCAAGCCGATGATCGCGGTGGAAACAGCGGTCAGCGTGCGTGCGCCTTCGCTGATCTCGGTAACGGTGATACCATGCTTAAAAGGCATGTCAGGCTCCTTGGGCTAGAGAGAGAGGGGCAGGACGAGGCGAGTGCGGGCGTTCGCGGCGGCGGTGTCGGTCCGGTCCGCGTCTAGGATGACGGTGGCGGCTCCAGGGCGATCTCCGGCGGCAAGGCCGACGCGGCGAAGGCGGATGCGATCTTCATTGCGCGAGCAGGCCACCGCCGTCGCGGCATAGAGGCGCAGGATGTTGGCTGGCGTCAGAGGCTGGTCGATCAGTTCGGGCAGCAGCGAGCCATATTCCCGGCGACCGGCGCGCGAACCGACGGGCGTGGACAGGATGTCCAGCACCGATTGCTTGATATGGGCGAGGCCGTCGAGCGTAGCGCCGGTGGTGCGTGCCATGCCCGCCATCAGACAGGTGCCCCGGTCTGCGCGCCGCCAGCCTGCACGCCGCTGTGCCTATGTCCCTTGAGGCTTTTGCCGCCACCGATCACGTCCGTCGTGGCGGTCAGAGTGCCGCTAAGGTTGATGTCGCCGGTCCATGTGGTGCCGCCGGGGGCGTCAACCGTTGCCGTGCCTCCTGCGGGGAGCGTGATAGCGAGGGCGTGGGTGGCATGGTTGTAGCTGAACGACGCGCCATCGGGCATGTCGATCTGAATGACATCGGGATCATTGGACGGCGGTGGGTTGTCGTCGGAATAGAGGCCCAGAACGACCAGCCCGTTTTCCAGATCGCCTTCCGGGGCCAGCACGACGCACTGTTCCCCGACAGTGGGCGGCGACCAGTAGCGCATCCCGCCCGCGCGCTGGGCCACCCACGGCAGTTCGCCCGTGGTCAGGTCACCCAGCGTGACGGTGCAGGTGGCATTGGCATAATCGACGGTTGCGATCACGCCATACTGGATCGCTTCACCGACCTGCTGTTCGGGATCTTGGGTCTTTGCCATGCGCGGACCATGGCGTGCGCGATGCGCCGTTTCGCGTCCCTGCATTTGGACAGGTGGCTATCCAAATGCAGGGCGTTGCCGATCAGACGTCGTTCGCGGGCAGCGGGAAATTGCTGATCAGCACTTCCCCCGCCTTGGTGGGTTTTCCGCCGATGCTATAGGTCGTGTCGATCGGCGCGATGGCGAAGCGGGCGAAGGTGTCGCGCACGCCCTGATTATCATTGAGCGACATCAGGAAGCGACCCTTGATCCCGGCCAGCTGATCAGCGAGCGCGGCGAAGTCATCCCGCCCGAAAACGTCCGCGCCATAGTCGCGCTCGCACGCCCAATAGGGCGGGTCGAGGTAGAACAGCGCGCCGTCGCGGTCATAGCGGCGGATGAAATCGCCGTAGGGCAGGCGCTCGATGACGACGGATTGCAGGCGTTCATGCACTTCTGCCAGCATCGGCTCAATCTTGCCAACGTCGAACCGCGCCGGGGATGCTGCATCGACGCCGAAGCCCCGGCCCCTTACCTTTCCGCCGAAAGCGAGGCGCTGGACGTAGAGGAAGCGAACCGCGCGCTGGAGATCGGTCAGGCGGTCAGGATCCTGCCCCAGCAGCCGCTCGAACTCGGCGCGGCTCGTCACGCGGAATCGCAGCATATCGATCAGATAGGGATAATGTTCGGCAAGGCAGCGGAACAGCGTCACGACGTCGCCGGAAATGTCGTTTATGGCTTCTGCGCGAGGGCGGCGCGTGCGGCGCAGGAAGATGCCGCCCATGCCCACGAAAGGCTCCGCATAGCTGTTGTGCGGGATGCTATCGATGATGGCGCATATCCGCCGGGAAAGGTTGCGTTTTCCGCCGATATATCCGGCGACGGGCGAAACGGGACGGACGAGAACAAAAGGGGTAGACATGTAGGAAATCCTGCACGATGTCCCGACGCGGCAAGCCACGGAGGGAACTCAAAAACGGGCGGGCGCGCCGCCCTGAGAGTGCGAGTGCAGGCTCGCGGTTTGGA